GATTTTGGTCAGCGTGTAACTGATGTGGTGCCTGCCTCGAGTAACTTGAGCTCGTCTTCCGTTACAACGACTTCGCCTCCTTCAACCTTGTCTGAGCTCACAGGCTTATCGGGTTCAATTTCTGTGAACCCAAATCAGTAAGGTGGTTTTCGATGGCGCTTTCAGAAGTCCCTATCATTTACAACGATGCAGCTTTTAAGATGCGGACAACGCTCGATAATGTCGAAGTGGTCTTAGATTTTGAATGGAACAGCAGAACATCGCTCTGGACCATGTCGATCTATGATGCGGCTGAGAATCCTTTGGTTTTGGGTCTAGCTTTGGTCGTGGATACATTTTTGATCGGCAAGTTTCGAAATCCGGGTCTTCCGCCCGAAGAACTGGTGCTCTACGATTCAAGCGGAAAGCACGTTGAAGCTGGGCGCGACGATCTTGGCGACCGATGCAAACTTTTTTACGGACCTGCGAATTGATTTATGGGTGAGCTGTATCTCAGAAAAGTAATCCTTCAAGTCGTTCCTGAGCGCGGGGCTGCAAAGCTCATTGATGAACTTCGCATAAAATTCAAAGTCGAAAAAACCAACGAATCAGCGCCGAACACAGCGGAAATCCAAATTTACAACGCATCGGAGTCAACTCGCTCGCTGCTCGAAGCCAAGAATACCCAAGTGCGGATTTCGTTCGGTTACCTTGGTTTGAACCCGAACGGCGTTCTGGGAACCGGCTTTGCATCCACGTCGAACGTCGATCTTGTGTACGTCGGAGACATCACGAAGGTCACACAAAAGTTCCAGCGTCCCGACATTATTTCGGAACTCGAATGTGGCGACGGCGACAATCGCTTTAGAAATTCAAGGCTTAGCAAAGGTTATCCGCCTGGCACCAAGGTCGACCTGATTCTGGATGATCTCATCAAGGCGATGGGGCTTTCAAAGGGTTCGCGCGTTGGTGTGCCGCCTAAAAAATACGGTTCTGGCGTGGCTCTATCCGGCTTGGCAAAGACTCACCTCGACATGATCTGCAAAGCAAATAATCTGGAATGGTCGATTCAGGATGGATCGATTCAGATCATCCGAAAAGATTTGCCCAGCGCCGACCCCACAATCATTTTAGATGCAGACTCTGGTCTAATCGGATCGCCCAGCAAGACCAAAGAGGGCGTCGAATTCACTTCTTTGATTCAGCCAGACCTTAAGCCGGGCCGCCGAGTGCAGCTGAAAAGTCGTACGATAAGCGGAATTTTTAAGGTTAGAAAAGTCACTCATGAAGGAGACAGTAGCGCTCAAGGCCAATTTCATTCAAAATGTGAAGCAACGAGGGTATAATGGTTGATTTTTTGGATGACGGAAATGATCGGCAAGAAGAGGTGACGCCTTCACTGGCTGAGGTTTTAAAGGTCATGCAAGCTTCGACGCTTGAGAACTTTCACGCGTTCATGGTCTGTAAAATTGTAACCTATGACTTTAAAAAGCAGTCCGCGAGCGTCCAGCCTTTGCTCAAGCGGACTTTTTCGGATGGGACGACCGATAAGCCTCCGATCTTAAATGACGTTCCAAATGCCCTTCAGCGCGGCTCAGGCGGCGATTCGTTTATCCATGTCCCTTACCAGCCGGGCGACTTGGTTCTGGTCGGATTCATGGATTCCTCTTTGGACACCTGGAAATCATCCGGGGCTGAGACTGCTGTCAGCGATCCGCGTTCGCACGACATTTCGGACGGCGTCATCATAACCGGACTTTGGGGATTCAATAAGCGCGCGTCACTGAATAACGGCGACGATCTGATTTTGAAAAATAAGAACTCAGAGATCCGCATGGTCAAATCGGGTCAGTTCCAATTTTTAAACAATGGGGTCGATCTGCTTAAGGCGATTGACGACTTTTTTTGCAGCGGCAATTTCTGAGTCGGATTCCAGCACAGCCGGACAGGTAGCGGCGCGAAATGCTTTCAGAAAGTTCATCAAGAGGTAATTTTGAGCTCATTTCAACTAGACGAAGATGGAGACATGGCGTTCCCGATCACTCTGACCACAGGTCTTGAGGCTATTCGGCAGCATTGTCAGTGCCGTTTGCGCTTCTTTTTGGGAGAGTGGTTTTTGGATACAAGCATCGGCGTTCCTTACTTCGAAGACATTTTGATTAAAAATCCGTCGCTGCCGATCCTCAACGACATTTTCAAAGATCAGATTTTGGAAACTAAGGGCGTTCTGGATTTCATCAGCTTTGAAATGGTTTTTGATACTCAATCACACACCCTTCAGGTACAATTTTCAGCACTGACCACGGATGGCGTTTTAGACTTTTCCGAAGAATTCAATGTTTTGGGGGACCAATGAGCTCAAGTTTTGGCGTAACCTTGGAAGGCTTCAAAAAGAAGCGCCTCGAAAATATCAAATCTGAAATAGAGATCGTCCTACGCGGGATTTTTGGAAACGGATTAAACACTTTGCCGACTGAATTGGTCGGCCAGTACGATGGCGCGCTGTCTGAAATCATGGCCTACATCTGGGAAGCCGTGGAAGGCGTTTACAACTCGCAATATCCAGACTCAGCCTCTGGGGTTGCTTTGGATCTTGTAGCCTCCATCACCGGCATTGAACGGCTTGAGGCGACAAAGGGCACAGGCGAAGTCACGCTTTATGGCGATCTTGGCACCTTGGTCGAGGCTGGAACAATTTTTTCAGTCGATGGCGTTCCCACAAGCACCTTTGAATTGATTGCTGATGCCACCATTGCGGCGGGCACAGATGCTGTCCAGACCATCAGTTTTAGCTCTGTCCCCAACGCGGGCGCGTGGACCTTGCTTTATGACGGCGAGGAAACCGGCTCACTGGCTTTTAACTCGAATGCCGCCGCCGTTGAGGCCGCTTTAAACGCTCTCACATCGCTTGAGGATGTCACGGTCTCAGGAAACTACACGAGCGGTTTCACGGTCACTTTTGGTGGCGTGGATGGGCAGCAAGTACAGTCTTTGCTCCAAACAGGATCGAACACTCTCAATCTGTCATCCGTTCAAACTCTGGTTACCTTCCTGACCACCATCCCAGGCGTCGAGCCGAACGTCACAGCCAATGTGCAGGCGGTCAACGCTGGTCAAATTCCGGCATATTCTGGCACGTTGACGGTGATCGACACGCCTGTTGCTGGCCTCAGTGAGGTCATCAACCTTTTAGACATCGACATGGGCAAAGACATCGAGACGGACGCTGAATTGCGTACGCGTCGTGCTGACACTCTGTCGACCGCCGGATCCGCAACTCTGAACGCTATCCGATCAAGACTTTTGGAAATCGATGAAGTCGAAACCGTACGCGTTTTCGAAAACGATTCAATGGTGATCGACGGTGGATCTCGCCCGCCAAAATCCTTTGAGGCTCTTGTTGTGGGCGGTGATGACCAAGAAATTTTTGATACGATCTGGCTCGTCAAGCCCGCCGGGATCGCCACCTTTGGAAATCAAACCGGCACCATCGTTGACAGCCAAGGCGTGTCACGCACGATTTATTTCTCAAGACCGACCTCCGTCCCAATTTGGCTAGAGGTCGACGTCACCACAAACGACGATTTCCCAATCGATGGTGAGGAAGCGATCAAGCAGGCTATTGTCGATTTTGCGGATCAGAACTTTGGAATCGGTGACGATGTGATCGTTACCAAGCTTTATTGCCCGATCAACAATGTAGGCGGAGTTGTGGATATCACGATTCGAATTGGCCTCAGCATCAGCCCGACAACCGACAATAACATTTCAATTCTGGACACTGAAATCTCTGATTTTGACACCAGTCGCATTGAGGTGAACTCGATATGACCTATTCAAAAATGAATGATCTGGTCGCTCAGGCTCAGGCGAGATTGATCAGCCAATTTCAAAACAAACCAAAGATCGCTGGCTTCTTGAGCGCGTTTAGTCAGCAGGTTCAAGACCTAGAAAATGCCGTTTGGCAGCTAAACACTGAAAGAGCTTTGCCTATAGCGGTCGGCGCTCAGCTTGATGGTCTGGGATCGATTGTGGGTATTAAAAGGCTTGGTCGGGACGATGAAACTTACCGCGCTGCCATTAAAGGACAGATCGGCGTCAACACGACAAACGCAACCCCTGAGGATGTGATCTCAAATTTTAAGTTCATGACGAACTCTGATTTTGTTTATCTGATCGAGTACCCAATCGCGGACATTGAAATTTGGGCGGACAACGATTTTACATCAGAAACATTTGTAGGCGATGAGCCGACCTCTTTGGAGGTCATCCAGATGTATGCGCAGCTCGATAAGATTTTGCCCGCCGGCGTGCGCTGCATCATGATTGGAGTTTTCGACACAGAGGAAGGCTCATTCACACTCGATGGACAACTCGAAAGCCAAGGCTTGAGTGATGTGAATTTTCCCGATGTTGGAGGAACTCTTGGAAAACTTTTACCGTTGAGTTTATACTTTTCACTAAGAAACAATTCGATTTACACTGCAGGGCTGGGCTCGCTGATCGACCCACATGTTGGCGGTGTTTTGAAGGGGCTTTGATATGGTGGCAAAACCTGATTACATTGACTGGACTGCGACCAATGGCGAAGTTGCTCCTGTTGCTGGCAAAAAAACAACAGGTTGGGGCGCTGGCGAAAAAGTTCCTTTTGAAAATTTAAACTGGTTTTTTAAGATAACCGACGAGTGGACGAAGTACCTTGAAGAACAAACTTCTTTCAATCGATATAAGGCAGCAGAAGCTATTTCATATTCAAACTTAGGCGTTTCGAAAAGTTCAAATCAGCTTGTTATTCATGCTGCTGATGGTTCTGCTCTAAGCGCGAGCAATAAGGCTACCGTTAGAATGCCTTCTGCCTCTGATTCTGGAAAGACTGTTGAACTTGAATTCACTGCAAACGTCACAATCAATGATTCGGGTCATGCAACCCCACAAATCTTAGGGCTTTTTGGAACGACTGCTTCAAAATCCTGGACTACCGTTAATCAGTTTTTTTTGAATGTGGTCAACGCAGATGATTCTTCTGCCAATGCAAAATTTTTTATAAGCAGAACAATCGGGAATAAAAAAACTCCATCAAGCTCACTTTTAATTGGAAAATCTGAGACTGCGCCTTCAACAAGCGACCAAAATTCGATCATAATTTTAGATTCTGGCGTAACTGTTTCAAATTACACTTCAAAGCCTTGCATTCCTATTGGTGTGATGAGTTTCACAAAAACAACCAATGATGCAATTGGCTGGAATGTAGCCCTGACCTCTTCTTCAGCGGGTTATGGAATTGGAAAATTTGGAGATGAAAACCAGTTCCAAGTGCCAGCTTTGCAATTTGGAGCAACAGACGGTGCTTCTATTCCAAATGGCGGAACGCCAGCAGGTGGCATGGGCTCTCCAGTTTATCGTTTAGAGAAGAATGGGGTTTGTCGTGTTTGGGCAAGATTGATTCACACAGGCTTATTTGATCCTCCTGATGGATCTGGAGCAGTTTCTGCACGATGGGCACTTCCTTTTAAGCCTCTAAATGGTTC